TGGGGTGTATTTTAGATTAATATCTGGGGTTACTTTATTATAGTATTCACGGAATGCTCTAGCATCAACTGCAAGCATATAATTGTCAATAAAGTCACGAATTGTTTTTTGATCACGATCTCCATTGATTGAAGTGATCATATGTTTTAAACGGGTAGTAACATCAAATGAACCATTTGGATTTATTTTAGTTAAACCTTTAACTTCGGCTTCAATTTTCTTTTCATCACCGTGTGTTAGTAACTTAAATGTTAATAAAGTACCAGTTTTAGGCGTAGTAAATGCAAATTCGTTTACACCTGCTGTAAATAGCGATTCATCCATTACTTTTTCATCTAATTTAGATAAATCAATAGTGGTGTTAATTTCTTTACCACGCTCATCTGTGTATTTAAATGAATATTCAGCACCGTATCCTAAAATACGTGCTGCAATTAATATTGCGTTTTTATCACCAATTAATAAATCATCATAGTTGATTGGGGTAACAATCAATGATTGTAATAATTTATCAATAACAGTACCATTTTTAATAAAGTTGACGTTAGTAAGGATATCTTCTTCCTTAGCTGTCATATACTTCATTTCAATATACCCACTTGATAGTGGTGATTCTTTTGGGTACAGTAAGCCTTTAGAAGGCAACATAACTTTTTCTGTTGGTAACTTTAATTCAGCCATAAACTTGTTTTATTTATTATATATATAAATATATTAAGAAGTAATTTCTAATAAAGTTTGCTTAATGTATTTAATATTATTATTAATATCGTTTTCCCAAAAGCGTAATAATGTATAGCCATTATCTAACGCCCATTGTAATTTGATAGAATCTTTAATTAAATTATGTTTTTGTGTTTCATATTTAGGTATACTATGTTTACCATTAGGATTACAATGCCAAAAGTCACCATCTACTTCAATAATAATATTGTGTTTTGGTAAATAAAAATCATAAAAAGCTTTAATATCTTTAGCATAAAAGAATTGTTGGTATTTTATGTCTAGTAAATCTAATATATTAGCAAATGTTTTTTCTAATGATGAAGTATAATGTTTCTTTTTACCTATATCTCCTGTTTCCCATTTGTTTTTAGCAGTTTTACTCATTTTTTCACGAGTTTTTTTAGATTGAACTCGTCCTACTCCAAATCCTTCTGGTTTTGGTTTGGGTATACCTTTAGCTCCTTGTGATATTTTTTTACCTAATTCAACAATATCTCTGCTTTTAACAGCTTGTTTTATATAATCATATTCACCAGAGGCAAATTTTTCTTTTCGCGTTTTAATAATAGCATTTACACGTTTTTCAGATTTAGGATCACCAAAATGACCAGGAATACGTGATTGGTGTCCACTTATCCATTTGCAATAATCTTTTAGTTTAGCTTCGTAGCGTGTTTGTTGCCCACACCCACATTGGCATGTTGGGTGAATACCACTATATTTGTCTTGTATTATTTTATCCTTTTTAAGCAAAAAAAACCCTCTTATATACCAATAAATATACAAGAGGGTTGAAAAACGTTGCTTTGGATGATAAGGCTTTAAATTAAAAGCCACGTATATTTTCTAAAAATTGAGGACGCAATAATCCATTGCTATTGTTATAGATAAATTAATAGCTGTATCTGCGCTCCAATCGTATTCACCGAAAGTAGCTGTTTTAACATAAGCACCTTTAACGATCCACTCACCTACAATATCACCTACTGGACCTAGGATATCTAATGTTAAGTCTTTTTTATAAAAATCAGAATAACCATCACGACCAGTTACTGATTCGTGAGCCAAACGAGCCCATTCCATTACAGCTTGTGCACCACTTGGGGTTACTGGGTCGTATAACTCTAAAGTCATATCGTTCCAACGAATTTTGCCTTTTACTTTACGATAAACATTAATATGATCTAAGATAATTTCACCTGCTTCAAATCCAGGAGCGGCGGCTTTTTTAATTAAATATGCTGGAATACCATCAATATACATGATAAAGCGATTCTGAACTTTAGGTTCAAATGCTGTAAACATGATTTCGTTAGGGTTTAATACTGGCATTTTTATAGTTGTTTAATTGCTATTAATAAATATTAACTGGTTAAGTCTCTTAAGCAGGGAACTCAGCACCAGTTGGGGTTAAGTTAAAGTTTAATATAATGAATTCAGCAGTTTTAGTTGGTTGGATAAATATCTGACCTACCAATTGATTACGATCGATTACATCAGATGTATTATTAGAATCATCCATTACTACTTTATAAGAGAATAAACCTTGACGTTGTACTACTGATTCAAGATATGGATTTACTTGGCTTAAGAAGCGATTACGAGTAACTGCTGTATTTTGTTCAAATATTAAGTTACGAGCAACACCACCAATAAAGTCTTTTAATGCAATTAATAAACGACGAACGTTTACGCGATCAAGAGATGTTGGTTTACGTTGTAATGTTTTCTGACCCCAAACACATACTCCAGTACCTGGGAATGTAGCTAATGGGTTAACATTACCTGTATATAATGTATCACGATCTGATTGAGACAATCTAATTGCTGCTCTTACTACGGAAGGAATACCACCACGATTTAAACCAGCTGGTGCAAACCATTCAGCACCTACTTGATCATTAAATGCTAATACACCACCTACTACTGTTGATGGAGGACACCATACAGCTTTTCCTACGTTAGTACTAAATAATTGTACCCATGGGAAATATGTTGCAGCATAGTTGCTAGAAGAACCAGCAGCATTTGTTACTGCACCTGCTACTGTAGCATTTGTATAAATACCATTGTCTATAATTGCAATAGCATCACCACGTCCTTCAACACAAGCAATCATATTATCAGCAGAGGCACCATTTAATGCAACACCTGGAGCTAATAATACATTAAATCTATATTCATCTTTATTTGATAATAATGTGAAAGCACGATCATAATCATCTGTAGTAAATCCTTGGATATTAGTTGCAGTAATATATTCATTCATGTTTTTAGCTAAATTAGTATCAGCTACACCACCTGCATACCCACCGGCAGCTGAACCACTACCTAATTGAGGTAAAGTGCTTGCATAAGATCCAGTTTTGAAATTACCATTGTTGTCAATTGAATCTACGTTTGGAGTAGTTACTGAGGCAACACGAACATATAATGATTTATTTGCAAAAGTACCATCAAAATCAACTCGTCCTTCAGATACATTATATTTTGGTTTTAAATCACCAATTACACGAGAAACATAATTTGGTAATTGTGGATCTAAACTTACATTAGCCCATGTTTCTAAAATATTCTTTTGAGATTGATTATCATCACCACGACGTATTACAAGTGTAAATGTACCACCTGCACTTCCTGTATTTACATTAGTTACTTCCCAACGAACATTTTGAGCTGAACCACTAGCTAAAGCACCAGCTGACATACTAGAGGTATTATTCATTTGATTACCCCAAGCTAATGTTTCAAGAGTAAATGAAGTTGCTTGAGTAGTTGTATTTGTACCACCACCTAAAGTAAATAAGGTAGAGAATGTTGAAGCTGATCCAGTTTGGAAAGCAAATCCGTTTACTGTTGTACCTGCTACTGAACCGGATAATATAATTGTAGTTGCTGTATTTGTAGCTTGAATTAAATTATAACTTGAACTAGCAGCTGAACCTGATAAAGCACCATTAATAGATCCGGTTAAATTATCTAAAGTAGCTTGTAAAGTAGAACCAGAAGCAAAGTAGTAAAGATTACCATCAACATCATTTGCTGGAATTGGAGTTGCAGCAGAAATAAATCTAAATAATGGATATCCACTACCTGAAATTCTAAATTCATTGTTAGCAACTACTGAGGCAGCTACAATAGTACCACTACCTGTAGCAAATTTATCACCAGTTGAAGTTTGGGTAGTAACACTAGCTTGTGCATAAGTATCAATATTACTAGATCCACTAATAATACGAGTTACTAATAATGATTGACCACCATTACTAAAATATTCACGAGCCGTTTGTGATGTA